TATGGTAACGCAGGTGATACTGGACAAAATTATACACAACCGGGTGGTGTAGAAGGTCAAGCTGATGCTGACCAAGAATATACTGGACCAGAAACTTAAAAATTATAAATATTAGAGGAAACTAATAATGAGTGATAATGAACAAAACTTACCAAGCTATGTTAAAGTCATGGTTGATAAAGTTGGTGATGGTGATTTGGCATCAGCCGCTGATGCGTTTGATGCAGCAGTACAGAACAAAGTTACGGCTCATATAGCCAACTATAAGACAGTAGTAGCTAAAAATTCATTTGAGCTGCCTGAACCTACAGCTGGAATTGATACAGGAATTACAGGGGCCCCGGAAGAGGTCGAAGAGGAATAATAACAATGAAACTTATATCTGAATCAATTGAAGATATTGAATATATCACCGAAGATGATGACGAAGGTAAGAAAAACTATCGCATCAGGGGTGTGTTTCTTCAGGCTGAAGTCAAAAATAGAAATGGACGAATTTATCCAATGCCTGTTCTCGAAAAAGAAGTCAGTAGATATAATAAAGAATACGTCCAAAAGAATAGAGCATTTGGAGAGCTTGGACATCCAGATGGTCCGACTGTAAATTTAGAAAGAGTATCACATATGATTACATCATTGCATCCCGATGGTAAAAATTTCATCGGTGAGGCAAAGATTATGGATACTCCATATGGAAAAATAGTAAAGAATCTCATAAACGAAGGTGCCAAGTTGGGGGTTTCGTCAAGAGGTATGGGTTCATTAGAACCGAGACGTGGGGCGCAAGTTGTCAAAGATGATTTTTATTTGGCAACAGCTGCTGATATTGTCGCAGATCCGTCTGCACCAAATGCGTTTGTCGAAGGAATTATGGAAGGAAAAGAGTGGGTATGGCAAAATGGCGCAGTAAAGGAGATGGATATTGAAGCATATAGGAAAGAATTAGATAGGAAATATGAAAGGGCGCAAGCGAGAGAAGAAAAAAACGCTGAAATCTTTGAAAATTTCTTGTCAAAACTTTGAATATTATAAATAACTTATATGTTAGAAAAAAATAACAGGGAGTACTCCAAATGACAGATATAAACACAGAGCTAGAACAGATCGCCGCAGAGGTATTTATGGATGAATCTGAACTAGAGGAAGCAACAGACTCTTTGGATACTAAAGGTGATCCCAGAGCTGCCATGAAAGGTGCAGCACCCAGCCAGAAAGAGGCAAAGATTGATGCTAAAGGCCAGGGTGAAGTACAAGACATGGGACCTGCAGTTGTTTCTCCTGACGCTCCTTCTGATATGGGCAAATCTGCCACATCAAAAGCTAAAAAGGCGACCCCGCCTGGAAAAGCTGGTGGTAAAGGTTTGGCTTCTAATGCCTCTGGAAAAACAGTGGCCCCTACGTCTATGGACGGAGAGGTTGGTGATAAGATGAGAGGCGAGGAAGTTGAAATGGAAGGTGTAGATCCGGAAGAGAAATCTTTGAAAGGCGCTCGTGCGGCTGAGAAGAAGAAAGCTGGAAAAGGAGGTGGCACTGAAGGACGACCACAGGTCGAGCCTGATGAGGATGAAGAAGAAGATGAAAAGACTGGAAAGAAACGTAAGAAGCAAAACAAACTAGACCGTGACGATGAGTCCGAAGCTGATGAATCATATGACGCTGAGATGAGAGAAACGGTTGATGAGCGTGTTGCTGCGATGGATCTTTCTGATGATGTTAAAGCCCTAACGGGTGGTGAAGGTCTTTCGGAAGAATTCAAGCAGAAAGCCGCAACGATATTTGAAGCCGCAGTAAAGGCTAAGATTCGTTCAGAGCTGGAACGCCTTGAGGAAGAGTATGCAGAGGCTTTTGATAAGTCCATGTCTGAAGCTAAAGATGAGTTGTCTGCGAAAGTAGATAATTATCTCACCTATGTAGTTGAGGAATGGATTAAGAAGAATGAAGTAGCACTTGAGCACCGTCTCAAATCAGAAATTGCAGAAAGCTTTATCTCTGATTTGCGTGGTCTCTTTGAGAAACACGACATTTCTGTACCCGACGATCAGTTTGATCTTCTTGATGCAGCTGCTTCAAAGGCAGATGATATGGAAGAGAAGTTGAACGAAGAACTACAGAAGAATGTTGATATGACCAAGAGAATTAATGAGCTTGAGCAACATGAAATTCTTTTAGATGTGGCTTCTGATCTAGCAGATACAGAAGTAGAGAAGTTTGCGGAACTGGCAGAAACAGTTGAATATGAAAACTCTAACGATTATCGTACAAAGTTGGAGACAATTAAGGATTCATACTTTCCTAAAGTTCAAATTACTGAAGATGGGCAGGCAGCACCAACCGAAGAAAATTATGAAGATGTAAATGACACAATGGCTGCTTATATGACTGCGATTGGCAAAGGTGAACAACGTGCCGTAGGTTCGCAGAATTAAGTTTTTTTATAAATAAATAAAAAGGGAGAAAAACTAAAATGTTTCAAACTGAACACCTACAGGAAAAATGGCAGCCAGTACTTCAGCATCCTGACCTCCCCGAGATTAAGGATCCGTACAAGCGTGCTGTTACAACTGTAATATTAGAAAACCAGGAAAAAGCAATGTCAGAGGACCGTGCGTTCTTGACAGAAGCTGGACCTGCAAACCAAACAGCGGGTGTTGCGAATTGGGACCCAATCCTAATTTCACTCGTCCGACGTGCAATGCCTTCTCTTATTGCTTATGATATCTGTGGCGTCCAGCCAATGACTGGTCCTACAGGTCTTATCTTTGCAATGAAGGCTAGATATACCTCACAAGCAAATTCAGCTACAGAAGCTCTATACAACGAAGCCAATACGTTCTTTGCTTCGGAAGATGCAGCGGTTGGAACTGCTCAGGTAGGTACTAAAGTACTCGCAGCACTTTCAGCTGCTAACTTTACAACGGGAACTGGTATGACCACAGCTGCTGCTGAAGCGCTTGGTGATTCCACCGGAAATGCATTTAACCAGATGGCATTCAGCATTGAGAAAGCAACCGTGACTGCAAAGTCCAGAGCCCTCAAAGCTGAGTACACGATGGAACTTGCACAGGATCTGAAAGCGATCCACGGCTTGGATGCAGAGACAGAGCTTGCAAATATTCTGTCAGCTGAAATTCTTGCTGAAATTAACCGAGAAGTAGTTCGTACTATTTACATGAACGCCAAGATTGGTGCATTTCAAAATGTTGCTAATGCTGGTATCTTTGATCTTGATACAGACTCCGGCGGTCGCTGGTCTGTTGAAAAATTCAAGGGGTTGATGTTTGCAATGGAACGTGATGCTAACGTAATTGCTCGTGACACACGGCGCGGAAAGGGTAACATAATCCTTTGTTCTGCTGATGTCGCTTCTGCGATGACAATGGCTGGACTTCTTGATTACCAGTCTGCACTTCAGGACAACCTGAATGTTGATTCGACAGGTAACACATTCGCTGGCGTGCTGAATGGTCGTTTTAAAGTGTACGTTGATCCGTACATGAACATGAACGTGCCTTATGGTGCATCTGGTGCAACAGCCGAGCAGTATTATGTCTGTGGATATAGGGGCACAAGTCCTTATGATGCAGGCTTGTTCTATTGCCCGTATGTTCCGCTGCAGATGGTTCGTGCCGTTGGTGAAAACTCCTTCCAGCCGAAGATTGGTTTCAAGACTCGGTATGGAATGCAGGTGAATCCGTTTGCACAGTCTGCGGCAGCCACAGATGGTGCCGGTGCTCGTGACAGTAACGTATATTACCGTCGAGTTCAGGTAGCTAACCTAACGTAAGAAGTAACTACAAAAAGCATTCGCCATAATACAATTATAAAGAATGCAATTTTGGAACGTCCCTCCCACCGCAGGGACGTTTTTTTGGCCTGCGGTTTATATAAATAGTAATGAATAGGAGTCATTGTAAAAGGGGGAGAGTAGACTCCAGCCCCACACTAAGGAGAAAGAATTATGGCACACACTCATGTACAATATCTATCAGATACTAGATATCGAACTACTGTAAAATATATTGGTGATAGCGTTGCAAACACCAATGTAAATTCATTAGATGTATCAAGTTTACAAGGATGGCAAACAGGTGGTATAGTAAATATTGCAAAGATTTTTTGGAAAACTTCTGGACCGTCAGGTGGATTTGATCTTATTTGGCATGCTACATCTAATGTGATAGCATTTATTTGTGAAGGAACTAGCGGCACATATGGTTATCAACCAGGACAGCCGGCTATTGTTATGCCTAGGACCGCAGTTGGAAGTCAACCGCCTGGGACACCGTCAGGAGCTTTACCTGTTGGTTTTACAGGGGATATTTTTATGACAAATGTTTCAGCTACTTATACTATAGTTATTGAATATCATAAAATAGAATCAGTACTAGGTCAAGGTGGTGGTTGGGGAGCCTAATGGCACAAACTGACCCATACTCAGGTACAGCTACGGCTACAACAGGACAGGGTGACGCATTAATGCGTCAACCCACTGTCTTTGATTATTCACAGCAAAGTCAATTCAAGGTATTTTTGCCCTTGTTTCCTACAACCGAATGGTTTGTAGTGAGGGCAAACGTACCTGGAGTTTCTTTAGGTCAGGCTGTACAAACAACACCAATGATTGATATGCCAATTATAGGTGATAAACTAACCTATGATGATTTCTATGTAACATTTTTAGTAGACGAACAACTAAAAAATTATACAGAGATGCATGATTGGTTAATAAACTGTGCAGCACCAGAAATGCGTAGTCAGTTTAGAGGCAAAGAAAGACCTGATGGTATACCAAAACGACCACAGACTGAAATAATGGATCTTATATTAGGAAACGTCAAGTCAAGTGATAGGGATTTGTACTCGAATCTAGATTTGTTTATAATGAGTAGTAAAAATAATCCTGTAGTAAAAATACAAATGGTAGAAGCCTTTCCAATTTCTCTCACTAACATTGAGTATTCACATCAGGAATCAGACGTTACTTATGCAGAATGTACTGCCACATTTGCTTTCTCATATTTTACAATTAGCACTATCTAGTATTATAAATAATTTTGAGAAGGTAGTTACGATAATCAGTATAGTAATTAATCTTCCAACAATGTGGTTATTGACGGAAGCATATATAGGTAGAAGATAAGGGGTGATTATCCTCTGACTACTTTCTCACCTTTATGTTATGGAATATATTATGGATTTAAATGAATTACAGAATGAAGTAGATCGTGATTTGAAAATTGATGATACTGAATTAGATTTAGAAAGTATTAGAACCCCACAGTTGCACAACAAATACCTTAAGCATTATACTAAATATTCTTTGCAATATAAAAAGGCAAGTGATGAGTATAAAAGTTTATATAAATTTAAGTGGGAATACTATACTGGTAAATCTGATCCTGAAGTTTATCAATCTCAACCGTTCGATCTGAAAATACTCAAATCTGATATTAATATTTATCTAGAAGCTGATGCAGAATTGCAACAGTTAGATCAAAAAGTTGAATATTTAAAACAGGTTGTGAATTATCTAGAAAGAGTATTGAGGGAAATTAATAATCGAAACTGGAACATTCGTAATGCGATAGAGTGGAAGAAATTTTTACATGGTGAATAATCATGCCAGTTTCACTTGAAAAGTTTAATGAGGTTTATCTCCGTGTTAAATGTGAGCCAGCTATTGCAAAAGAACTCTCAGAATTCTTTACTTTTGAGGTACCGAATTCACGATTTATGCCGTCGGTACGAAACCGTATGTGGGATGGTCGTATACGTTTATTCAGCTCTGCTACTGGTAAAATATACCTGGGACTACTACCGTATGTCCGCAGATTTCTTGCAGAAAACGGACACAAAATCGAATACGGAGAAGGAATAGCTCCACCTCGACAATTAGACAGAGACCTGACAGTTAAGTTTGTTAGAACATTAGAGAAAAAAGATTTCAAAGCTAGAGATTATCAGATAGATGCGATACACAATATACTTGAGTCTGATAGGGGACTTATTCTTTCTCCTACTGGTTCTGGCAAATCATTTATCATATATGCTCTAACACGATATTTCGTTGAGAAGTTAGATCACAAAAAAACTTTGATAGTTGTTCCTACTACTGGACTAGTAGAACAAATGTATTCTGATTTTGCAGATTATGGATGGTTTCCGGATGAACACTGCCATAGAATTTATGCAGGTTCAAATAAAGAGACTCCGAAAGAAGTTGTAATTTCTACATGGCAATCTATCTATAAACTAGACAAAAGATACTTTAGTCAGTTTGGAGCTGTGTTTGTAGATGAGTGTCATCTTGCAAAGGCCAAATCTTTAACTGGTATAATGACCAAGCTCCATGATTGTAAATATCGAGTAGGGACTACTGGTACATTAGATGGTACAGAAATTCATCAATTAGTATTAGAAGGTTTGTTTGCCAAGTGTAACCAGGTAACTACAACTGCTGAACTCATCAAGAGAAAAGAATTATCTAATCTTCATATCACTTGTTTAGTTCTTAAACATCCTAAACAGCATATAATGTTGATGCGAGATAAAACCTATGCACAAGAAATGGAATATATTTCTACAAATAGAACTCGCAATCTATTCATTTCAAAGTTAGTTGCTTCGCAGGAAGGTAACACACTTGTACTAGCTCAATACATAGAAAAACAATTAGTTCCATTATGTCAAATGATTATAGAAAGGTGTAAGGAAAACAGAGAAATCTATTTGATATACGGAGCTACACCTACTGATGATAGAGAAAAAGTAAGATCATTAGTAGAACAAAATGAAAATGCTGTTATCGTGGCTTCGTATGGAACATTCTCTACGGGTGTAAACATTAAACGAATACATAATATTATTTTTGCTAGTCCCTATAAGTCTCAAATTAGAGTGTTACAATCCATAGGGAGAGGACTCCGCATAGCCGATGATAAAAAACAGCTCAATTTATTTGACATTAGTGACGATTTAAGTTATAATAATAGACAGAACTTTACATTAAAACATTTCGGTTCTCGGATAGAAATTTATAATCAGGAAGAATTTGATTATGAGATCATACCGATAACCTTAAAGTCATAAATATTAGTATGCCCGAAGAAGAAACAACTTCACCTCATATGCTCAATCCTTTTAAGATCATCAAAATGATCAATGGGGATGATGTCATTTGTAAAATCGCTGAAGAATATACAGATGCTTTTGTTATAGAGTATCCGATGTCTGTTGTTAAACAGCAAACATTTGATAATGAACACAGTGTAGTAGAGCATACTGGACTCCAGCGGTGGATGAATTATACCCATGATGCTACAATTGTAATAATGAAAGAGAAAATTCTTTCATTGGCTAATTTAGCTCCAGACGTTAAGATGTATTATAAACATCTCCGTAAACGTATTGAGTATGAAGATAAGCAGAGTCCTACATCAGAAGAAGATGCAATGGAAAAGATGCAAGGTAATATAGATAGACTAATGAAGATTATGGGGAATGAAGGTGAAGCTAAAGAATGTATAGATGAAGGTGATGGATCTAATGCTATTCCATATACACCTATGGATAAGACTAAACTACATTAGAGTATTCTATCTCTCTCGGAGATAACGCTGTTAAGTATATCATATAAATTAGATTTTGTCAAGAGTAAATGAAGATATTTTTTATCTTGACAAACCACTTGAATTAGTATATAATAATAGATGTCTTAACAATAAAAGGCAGATGATTATGAAGAAGTATATATATTTAGCAGGACCTATTGCAGGATGCACAGAGGAAGAAGCGACTGGATGGAGAGATTATGTGGTGAGTATGTTACCGTATGGTATTATAGGCATTTCCCCTCTCCGATGTGAACCTTTGGAAAAAGGTATGACATATACAGATGAAAATGCTACACCCAAGATGTGGTCTGATCCTCGTGCAATTGCAACAAAGAACTGGTTAGATACTGAATCGTGTGATTTGGTTTTGGCATATTTACCAAAAAAACTTAATGATAAACGACCTTCATATGGTACTACTATAGAAATCGGTTGGGCTATTGGTTTGAGAAAACCGCTGATAGTCGTTTCAGATGATAAGTATCTGATGGATCATCCTCTAATTAAACATAACGCATCATGGCGTTTGAGTGATTTAGAAGATGCAGTAGAAGTTATTATGGGTTTGTTTGGAGATTATGTGGGCTCAGTTCAACAGTAAAGGTCCTCTGTTAGGAGAACTCTATGGCAACTAGTGCAAAAACGAAAGTACATTATGTAAATAATAAAGAATTTTTAGAAGCGATTGTAGAAAGAAAGAAGCATTTACGAGAAGCAGAAGAATCAGGTGATCCTAAACCTCAGATTACTAATTATTTAGGAGAATGTATCCTAAAGATAGCTAATCATTTATCTTATCGTCCAAATTTTATCAACTATACTTATAGAGATGAAATGATTTCTGATGGTATAGAGAATAGTCTCCAGTATATAGATAATTTTGATCCTGAAAAATCAAAGAATCCTTTTGCGTATTTCACACAGATTATTTACTTTGCTTTTATTCGTAGAATAACCAAAGAAAAGAAGCAGCAGAAGATTAAAGATAGAATTCTTAGAAGGTCAAATATACAAGATATGATTGTAGTGCAAGATCATGATGATGAGGCTGATTATCAGACACAGTATATTGAGTTTTTGGATAAGTATTCTTTTGCTGATCCCGATGAGGATAAAGAGAAGAAGAAGAAATGACCGGTACAACTAATGAATGGTTTGTTTTTGATGCTGGTACTGTAGATAAAAAGACCTGCAATAAAATAAAGAAATGGGCCAGTAAGAAGTGGGAAACTTCAGCTGTAGATACGTCTAAAGGTACTACTGATGAAGAAAGAAAAACAGGTAAGAAGGGTGATTATAAACCAGATCCTAAAACCAGAATAAGTGATATTGCCTGGTGTAATGACCAATGGATTTATGATATAATTTGGCCGTTTATGCAACGAGCTAATGAAGAAGCTGGTTGGCGATATCAAATCAAAGCAGGCGAGTCTTGTCAGATAACACGTTATAAGAAAGGTGGTTTTTATAGTTTTCATCAGGATGGTAATGGAGATCATCTATCAGCTTATGATAACCCAGATAACCCTTTTATGCATGGACACGTTAG